AACGCATACGCAATGCCATTGCCATAAGCCACAGCCCCGGCGGTTGGCACAGCCACACTATTGGTGCCGCCAGTGACAATCGGGCCATACTCAGGGTTTGGCGGCCCCACTTGCAAGTCAGTCAAATTAATGGTGCTGGTGCCGCTGCCTGTCAATTGAAACAGTGATAAAAAAAATCGATACCATTCACGCGAAATAAGGTTAGTGCGCTCATCCACCAGCGGCACCCGAGGGGCCGTGATGTTGGTGAGATTTGCTAGAACGTCACTCATGCGCCAGTGGGAGTCACAAACAACTCCGCGCCCATAATTGCCACTTTAACAGCGTCAGTGCCGCTGACTTCATAGACCCTATCGCGCAGCTTCTCGGTCATGCCTAATCTGCGCCAAATTGTTCTGTGACCGTAAACACCAATGCGGCCCATTGACTCCCAATGCTCATTTGACCAAGTGTGGCCGCCGTCATCAGACCAGCGCAGCATTGCTTCGGCCAAAGCACCTTGAACAATGGCAGTGGCATCTTGCGTAATTAAAAAATCGCCTGACTCAGTGATTAAATAATTACCAGATTCAGTGATTAAAAAAGTGGAATCATCGGGCGAGTTACCAGACAGACCCACACCCGTTTGTGCAATCAGTTGCAAATTGTGGTGAGCGCTGCGTTTAAAGTTGTTTTGCCCAGTTGGAATTGCTCTCCAACTTCTGAGCCACTTTTGAATGCTGCCATTGTCTGCATAGACATCTAAGTCAAACTTATAGACATTGCCGTTGGCATAGTCGCCAACAATGATTTCACTGTTAAACGCCATCTGGCAATTGCTTCTGTGGCGCGTGAAATACCCATCACTGAACCCAGCGCGTTCATGCCAAGCTTGCGTTGCAACGTCATAGACCCAAGTGGCATTGGCCGTTGGGAAAATCAAAACGTAAAAGCTGTGGCCTTCTTGCTGGTAGGTGTAGGCAATGGCGTCTGAGATTGTTGAATATTGTGCAATGGCGTATTCAATCGCGTGGGTACTAACCCTTGAGCCGGTATAACCATTGGCGCGGTAAACAATGCCTTGGCCCCGCGCATCAGCGCCTAGCCAAAAAATGCCGTTGTCAAGTTTTGCTACTGAGTAGGCCGCTGCGCAGCCGATCTCATTGAACGCGCCCTGAATGCGTGACAAAGGAAAATCAGCATTTCCCGCGTTGTACCAAACTTCAACCGAGTTGGTGCCAAACAGCCACAGCTCGCGGTGGTCAATGATCATGCTCACTAGCCCATCTGGTGAGCCTTCAGCGCTTGCAAAATCTAAAGGGTCAACTGATAGGCCATCAAGCAATGTGGTCACCCAAAACAATTGTGAGTTGGGCTGCACAAACACAAAGTACCCGTCCAGATAACCCACCACAGACGCCCCTGCAAAATCACCATCAGTAATTTGTGCAAAATTAGTTGTTGTTTTGTTGTAGATGTAACTTGTGCCAGCGCTTGTGGCAATGAACATCTGGGTGCCATTGTCTGCCAGCGACACCGGGCCGGTGCCAGCAATGGCGGTTGCGCCACTTCGCAAAGTTGCCGTGTAAGAGCTGTTTAATGAATAGAGCGCGGTGCCGCTGACCACATAGCCAACGCCGTCATAAGTCCATAGACCCCTGATTGGCCCAGCGCCCACTGTGGCAAGCAAACTCAGGCCCGGACACCGAGACAGGAACGCGGCCTCTAGTCCCGCATTCTCTGGAACAATCTCAGGAAACAAATTGACCATGCGGTTGTCAGCCGCGTTAACACTCCGCGCAACATAGGATGAACCAAGAATTGGCGTTTTCATTAGAAATTGCCAGCATAAATGTTGTACGCATTGCGGCTTACAACCAAGTTGACAGGCATGGAAATCACATCATCTGGGTTGTTGATGCGTTTTAAGTTTCGCTTGGATGTCATGGCAATGCGCAGCACTTGCTTGCTCGGCTCAACGCCAAACTCAGGCGCTAATTCGCAAGCCAAACAATACCGAAATGCGCGTAAATAGCCGGGTGGAAAACTTAGATCAGTTGCAATTGTTGCTGGCTCATTTAGCCTAGTGACGCTGATGATGTGCCAAGTGGTAGCCTCTGTGGGTACTGGGTAAACATACATCGTTAAGTTTGGAAAACCCATGTTGACGTAGCACACTGATGGCCATGTCGATGTGACAGTTTTTACAGCAATCGCGTTGTATTGCGACTCATTGATAAATTGCACATAGTGGCTAATGCCTTGACTATCAACAAAGTAAGTTGATGTGTCCACCAAAATAGGGCGCGTCCCAACAAAGGCACCAGTAGGCCCCAGCGTTTTGCTTGCGGCATTTGCAGCCCAAGTAAATGACTGATCGTTTGTTGTAAAAACAGACAGGCGCTCCGTACTCCAAGAATCAAGCATTTGATTCATGGCATAAAGTGAGTCTTGTGAGATAGCTGCGCTGGGCGTTTCACCCTCGGCCAAGACACCTAAAAGACGCAAAGCGCCATTGATTTGATCGCCAGCAGTAGACATGGGCAGCCTTCAAGTTCTTCGGTTGTATTTCCGCTTCACTTCCAATTGATTTGCAATCGGAGCCGCATCTAAAACTGGCGTTTCAGGCGTATCTAGATTGTAGCGTATCCAACCATTTTTTTCATCCGCAATTGCTTCACTTTCAGCAATAGCAACCTTGTTGCCGTGCTTGGGATGAGACAAATAAATAACCATAAAAATGGCCCCACGGGTTTTAAGCGTGAGGCCAATTGCTTTAGGCTACGCGATAGACTGTGTAAGCCGCATCGCCAGTTTTGCGAAACAGGAATTGAGCCGCGCCGCCAACGCCGGCAGCAGAGCCAGTAATTGCCACCAGCAAGTTGCCAACGGCGGTGATGCCGGTTCCAACTGCCATTGTGATAATTCCACTGCTTGTGCCAATGTTAATGACTGTCAAATCAAAAGTGCTATTGGTTTTTGCGTTTGTCATTGTTGCATCGATCAGCGTTGCTGTAGGCAACGTGTAAGTGGCAGCAGAGGTTGATGGATTACCCACCAAAATGCCACCAGTGATTTGAGCAGCAGTCAAAGTTGCTGTAACTGTTGCTGTTTGTTGTGTAGCTTGTACACCCATCGTAATTTCAGACGTATTGCCATCGCCAACTTGCGAGCCGCCGCCAATATTTGCTAATGCCATGATTTGTTTCTCCGAATGTTTTTTAAATTAACCCCAGAGGCGGCAAGCCATCTCAGGACGAATGGCTGCAAAGCCATAAAGAATGTCCACGCGGGTAGGCATACGATCATTGTTAATGTCGTACTGGCGAATGATCCGCAAGCTCATGCCGTTGTGAACTTGGCGGGAAGCCATGTCTACACCAGAGGGCATGATCAAGTCGGCGGTAGCCAGCGTGATTGCGTCCTTGTTGTAGATCAAGTTCTGTGGATAAGCAGTAGAAGCAGTGCCAACGAAAGTCACAGCAGCGTTATCAGCAGGGAATGCGTCAATCGTTGCCAATGCATTGCTTGCGGTGTACATAGGTGGCGAAATTGCCATTGATACCATGTCACCGCCTGATGCAGTCTGAGCAGCAGTCACAACAAATTGTTGCAAGCTACCAGTAGATGTGCGGGTCTGTGGGTTGACAGAGAAGACGTTGGCAATTGTGAACACATCACCAACAACTACTGTGGTGCTTGAAGTCAAGCCGTCTAGTGTGATTGTTGCTTGGCCTTGTGTAGACACTGCGCCATTCACAAGAATAGTTCCAGCGCGTGAGCCAGTGGTCAAAGACGTAATTGACTGAGACATATTGATCTCGTCATAACCCAATGTGCCTTCGCCCATCATGCCCGATTTGAACTGTTTTGAGATGGTGTTAGTTGGATTAAAGAAACCAGATAGGCCGTTGACCAACGCTGCATTTGCAGCAGGGTTCACAGTCGCATAACGCGAGCCCATAGGGGTTGCCATCTCGTTCAACTTTTGATTGCCTTGCAGCAATACCAAAGCAGTTGCCGGCGTGGTGCCAGGAGTGCCAATGGTTTGATAGATCGATGTAAAAACACCGGCCACGTTGGCATCAACTGTAGACGCGAGCTGGGAGATGCGAGGCTTTAGAACGCGCTCAGCAAAGTCATCCATGCTCATGGTCAATTCAGCACTGGTGAAGTTAACACCAATGTGGTTCTGAGTTGCCACAGTCAAAGTTGTCTTTTGCTCGTTATCGTCTTGAACTTGCAAAGCTGCGCCATTGGTAACCAATGCGCGGTCAGGCAAGCGAATACGCAAAACAGAGCCAATTTTTGCGCCTTCTACGGCGAAAGAATCATCGTATTGACGATTCACGTTGCGTGAGATGACCAGATTATTCTCAAGAATTTCCAGAGATTTTCTCGTGATCATGTCAATGGTGAGAATTGAATTTGCCACAATAATTTCCTTAAATGATTATTAGCGGTACTTCGACTTTTGTTCCCACTGCTTGATTTGCCTCATTCGCTCGGCTTCAATCCACTGACTCGTACTCATCGTTTTAATTGAACGCGGGTCTGATGTATCAAAACTTTTGCTTGTACCGCCTCTAGCAGTACCGGCTTCAATTGGTGGTGGCGCAGAAGAAGATCGTTTATGGGGTGGGTCTGAGGTCAGTTTGGCCTCAATTTTCCCGATCTCTTTGGCTTGCACAATTTGCGTCAATCTGGAAATCCGTTCAGCTTCACGGGGGTTGGCACCGAGAAAATATGCTATCTCTGCGCCGTTGTCCGAGGCTTGAATGGATTGCGCCATCACAGTCGTAATTTTCAGATTTGGGTTGTACGCGACTTGTTCAAAGTCCTCGTACTTAGACCGCGCATCTTCTTCTTGCTCATGGTAGGCGTTTAAGACATCATCTTGCTGGCGCTTTGCTTCACGCTGCTGAAGAATTTGTTCGGCCCTTTGAGTGGCCAATCTGTCAGCATATGCATCTACAGATTCAAAATTCTCTTGCGGTGGGCTGGGCGCTGGCACAGGCGCTTGCGCGGCCTGAGACTGTCTATCCCATTTTCGTTGCTCTCTGGCAAGCCTTTTGCCAATTGCCTGATCCAGTTCCTCTTGCGAGAAAACCTTTTCAGCATCCGGCGAATTTGTTTCTCCAGTTTGCACTGGATCAGTTGAAGTTACAGCCGTTGCAACTTCCGCTGGCGCGGTACCCGCTAAATCATCATTGTCCATTTTGATTCCAAGGAATCCCTGATTAAAATGAACCAGTACATTTTCTATGCGCCAGCAATGTTGTCCACTGTCCAAATCTCCACTTGTGAAGAGTCGGTCAGCTTGAACTTGTAATTTCCCGTGTCGAGCCAAACATCGGCTTCTCCTCTGGAATCAAGCACAACTGGGTTTGAATTCGCAGTTGCGGCTGCTGGTGTGGTGTAGCTTGTCTTCGGCGTGGTTGTCCCAGCGCTGTAGGTATATAGCAGTCCACCAGATAATGGTGCGCCACTGGAATCGATGGCTTGAAATTTAGGATAAATGGCTACGATTGCTGTCATGTTTGGCTTTCAATAAGTTTGAATGCTTTAGCCCAGTGTTTCACTTTAGGCTTGTAAAAATGATGCTGGCCATGCTGGTCAGCATGATGCCAGATACCCCAAGCATGATGTTCTCCAGCCT